ATTACAAATGTAGTTCCAAGAGAAAAATACGGTATTGGTAGTGATTTAAAAAAATTTGTTAGAAAACTTATACCAAATGAATTAGCTAGTGTAGCAGTCAAAGCTGCACCGTTTGTTGCACCATTTAATCCAGCAATTGCAGGATTAATGAGAGGTATAGGTCGATTTGATCAAAGAGGCAGTTTGTCTGATGCATTTAAACAAGGTATAGCTACAGCTGGGTTAGGTGTTGGTGCAAGAGCATTAGGCGGAGCAACAGATATTATGGGCGGTGGAATTAGAAGTGGTCTTACATCTCCGTTAAGTCCTGATAGAACAACTGCTGTTAAAGATTTTTTTACAAAAAAAGATCCACTTGCTGAAGAAATGAGTGAAGTTTCACTATCACCATCAACAAAAGGAACTGAAGGCACAGGATTAAATATACGTAAATCAATTAAAGACGCAACTGGATTATTTAAAGATACTCCAATATTAAAAGACCTACCAAGTTTAGTTAAACAACAAATATTAGTTGGCGGTGTATCAGGAGCATTGACTTATATTTATCAAGCATTCTTAGCAGAGGAGCCACCTCAACAAGAAGGTGAAACTTATGAAGAATATTTAGCTAGAAGAAGATCAAATGTTGGTAGAAAGATGAAAGGTTATTTTGATAACTATTTTAAATTTGATAAAGATTACTCATCTATGACTGACGAACAAAAACAAGCGTTTATTGATAGAGTTAATGTTAAAAAGGGCGGTATGCCAACAGGTATCATGAGAACCAATAAAGCTGGTGTCATGGAACGAGACTACAGAGACAAAGGTGGATTTGTGCCTGTAGGTATTAAAGAGAAAGCAGATGATGTGCCAGCCATGTTATCTAAGAACGAATTCGTATTTACTGCCGACGCGGTTCGAGGAGCAGGCAACGGCAGCATTGAAAAGGGAGCACAAAGGATGTATGATACAATGAAAAAATTAGAGAAAAGAGTAGTATAATGGCAGAAGAAAAAAGATTTCCAATAGGACCAGGGCCTGAAGAAAAAAGATTTCCAATAGGACCAGGACCTGAAAAAGAAAAAAGATTTCCAATAGGACCAGGGCCTGAAGAAGGAAAAAAAATAGGTATAGAAACTTTACTAGGAGCAGTAGGTAAAAGTAATAAAAAACCACCCATGATTTTAACTATGGGTGGTAAATTTATTATGGTTCTTGGTGATAAAATGATTTCATTTGATACAATGGAAGAATTAAACAATGCATTAGAAAACTTACCGTCTGCATCTATGATGATGGACACTACTACAGGAGAGGGTGCTAATATCTTTAGAGTCAAAGAAGCTAAAGGTGGCAGAATAGGTTTTGACGAAGGTGGTGGCGATTTTAGCGATGCAAAACTAATGTTATTTAATAAAAAATATGTTGAGTTGTTGAAAGAATATTCTGAAGCAGGATTGACTAATGCAAACTCTAAAGCTTTAAAAGAAGCTGCTGAATTTGTTAGAGAACTTAACTCTTCTGGTGGCCGTGTAGGTTATCAGACAGGTGGTATAACAGAACAAAGAACATTACCACCAGAGTTTGTAGAAGCAGCACAGAAAACATTTTTAACAGATTTATCTAGACAAGCTGGTATACCAACAATTACCACAGCTGTTCAACAACAGCCAGGTGAGACAGCAGAGCAGTTTGCAAATAGACAAGCACAGGCACAACAGTTTGGAATTATTAAAGCTGGTATGGCAGAGCTTGCACCACAGGTTGCACCTGAAACACAATTACAAAAAGATGCAAGAACACAAGCAGTTGATCCAACTACAGGGCTTGGAGCGTTTCAACCATTCTTAACAAAAGCAGCGGACGCAGCCACTGCAGCAACAGCATTAACTGGAACAGGAGTACCTTTACCAGCAGGTGTTCAGGCGGGATCTATTGAAGCTTACACTTCACCTTTTCAACAACAGGTTATAGACACAACTCTTGCAGAGTTTGACAGACAAAAACAAATTCAACAAAATCAATTAGCAGCTAGAACGTTGGGTGTGGCTGGTGCATTTGGTGGCGGCCGTGAAGGTGTACAAAGAGCTGAGTTTGATGCAGCAAGCGACATGAACAGAGCAAGATTATTAGCAGACTTAAGACAAAAAGGTTTTCAACAAGCAGCCACTGCAAGGCAACAAGACCTTGCTAATCAAATGGGTATCTCTCAACTTCAATCAGGTTTAGGTGGTGCAGCGCAGGACTTTGCCAGAGCACAGATATCTGGTCTTGGCACATTAGGTGCAGCGCAGCAGGCGCAAACTCAAGCTGAATTAGATGCGGCAAGACAAGCAGCGGCTATGGCCATACAGGACCCAAGAGATAGACTAGCTACATTCGGTCAAGGTATTGCAGCGTTAACACCTATGGGTGCTGGTCAAGTTAAAGTATCTCCAGATGTAGCCACAGGGACAGCAGGACCTAGTCCTTTAATGCAGGCATTAGGTGTCGGGTTAGCAGGTGCTGATATCTATGGCAGAATCTTTGGAGGCAAAAGATA